AAAGATTTCAATGGCGCTGGCGCTGTTATCAGCCATCATCTTGTAAAAAGGAGGGTTCTTTGTTTTGTCTTCAGCATACTGGAAATCAGAAAAAGCGGCCCCCCACTTTGCGAGAGTGCCGCTCATTTCTTGAATATCTTTGCCAGCACTAATACCCTGTTTAAGAATATTAAATGCGGAGGTGGCAAGGCCGACTGCTGTGATAGGGTCTATCATATGTCAACATATCTTACTGGTATGCTATGATGCGCCAGTCGCCGGAGGTGGACCCACGACGTTGACTGTAGCATTCACTTTTTTAGAACTTGTCTCTACAACAATATTCTTTTTTTCAGAATCTTTGCTCATGTTGTTACCACCGTTACTTGACCTACTTGGCCTGTTGCAAATAATCCACGCGCATGTGGAACATTTATTCGGGTTATTTTAACAAATCCATCTTGTTGAAATAAATCTCCAGTTTCTAAACCGCTATCATCCGTTTGCAGATCTGTCAGCGTTAATGTGGTGGCCCTCAAGTCTCCGGGATTTTGCATTTGTTCCAAGTAAACAGAAAAAGAACGCACCAACTCTGCAAAATAGTTTTGCATATACTGTTGTGGAGGGACAGGGAAAAACGGGCGAGTTAGACGGCGAGACATTAGCGTCTCCCATCAGGTCTAATATCAACTCTAGGAGAACCTAAACGCCAAGTAACCTCGGTCTCGTCAGATCCGATCTTAAAGCGCATTTGCCTGCCGCGTAGACGAAAATATAACTGCTCAGTACGGTTGTCCACCGCCGCAGCTTGGGTCTTAACAAACGCATCTGTCTGACTGCTGCTGTACGTTCCATCTGGGGCGTTCTTAACGTCAATAGTAATGTTGGTCTCAGGTATTGCCGCAGTAGAGTTCTTAAAGTCTACATCAGGAATCATTTTGCGGATGAACATAAATTGTTCACCGTCTCCAATGTCTATTGGGCTGGACTGAATATAAGCATCAATGGCAGAAGCGGGGCTCGTGGTTCCATCATCAAAACCCAACTCATGTTCATATAAGAAACCATCGCTGTTAGCTGCGATAGGAAAGTCAAAGATGCCCCTATCTATCCACGCTGTGCGAGCAAAGGTGCCGTAGTACCAGACCTGTTCAAGATAGTTGTAAATAACATACTTATCTACCTCTTCACTGCTGGCACTTGGGTAGAACCACCAAATCTCAGAATGCTCTGTATTTAAGCCTACGTTTATTTTCTCTAATTGTCCTTCGTTGAGATCGGAAAACACATAGTCTCTGACTGTGCAGGGTAAGCGTTGAACGGCACCGCTATAAACATAGAACTCAGAAAGCCCCATCCAAAACACATTATCGTCAACAGCAATAACAGCATTAGGCCCAGCAATAGTAATGTTTTCAGAAATGGCGGTTACACCAAAAGTAAACGGTGGACCCAAATACTGCATCGCGTACAACGTAGTATCGGTCATAACTAAAACTTGCTGCCGAGTCTCAATGGCTCGTACAATTTCGGAGCCCGAACCCAGTTGCAACTCTCCCGCTGTGTTGGTCGCAGTGGTAGACCAATCAGTAATAGATTCCTGAGAAGAGAACCGTATGGTCAACGGGTCTTGTACGCCGGGGTTAGCTTCTGTGTCGCAACCAAAAGCAATAACGTGTCTATCCCTGTCCGAAACTAGAACCTGTTTTGCAACCGTAGGTATGCTAGGCAGAGTAGATAAGGTCGTGATGTCAACCGCTCTAGCGCCAAGTCCCGCAGTAGCGTCCCAATAGTATATCCCACCGTCTCGCACATTAATTAAAAGGTCTTCGCCAAAGTTGTCATTAGACCACAACCGCAAGGTGTTGGACACAATTGGGCTTGTAGAAGCCGAGCCCCACGTTCCACGGCTCCATGTACCTGCACCCCAACCGGAGGCTCGAACCACTATGTCCAAGCCCGTGTTGATTTGATACGCCCCCACAACAGAACTTCCGCCGTTGCCAGTATCAGAGCCATTCGCAAGGACCGGAACAATAGGATCGTTGATAAGACTTCCCGCTGTTCGAGCGGTAATCTGATAAGAGTTGGCGTTTTCAACTAAACTGATTTGGTACTCTTGATTGAGAACAGCCGCGGTAATAGTTCCGCCAAGAGAAGCCGCTCCAGTAAACGTCACAAAGTCCCCAGCTACAGCGCCATGACCTGAATCTGTAATTACAAGCGCACTAGACCCGTTTGTAGCAGCAAAGGTAACATCTCCAGCCGCAGTCGTGACTCGGAGAGGCGTGATGTCGTTATACTCTCCGCCTCTATCAATGTAGTATTTTAGGTTCGTGCCAACGCCCATGAATTGATCTCGGTCAAGCGTCACCCAAGGGTGAAGCGCCCTAGCCGTACCCAAATAGTTATCTGATCCGCGCTTTTGCCAGCCACCAATTTTCTCAGGAAAGCCTTTTTGAAACCGAACATAGTCGATATCAAACCAGCCGCCTTCGTTAGTGTACGCAGTAACCTCTCGGTTAACTCCGGGCTTAAATTGTAATTTGGATAGAGGCATTGATCACGATACATCCTCATAAGTAATAAACGCTTTTAGTGAGTTGTCTGCTGTGACTGTAGTCGCAACCAAAGCAACGCTCTCTTCAAGATACATTGGAACATCTCGTGTTATAACGTCAAGAGTATCGCCCTGTGGTACAGAAATTTGTCGAACTATTTCGCCGCCTGCCAAAGTCAGGGTCACGTTCTCCGCCGCAGACGTAGACACGTTTACAAACTTCAAAGCAATAATTCGATACACATGCCCTGAAGCGGGGGCAGTGAGCAATGTAAGTCCAGATCGCAAGATAAAAGAAGTAACTGTGCTGTTACCCAGTACCGAGGTCGCCGTTAGAATGTTAGGGTTTGCCATCGTCTACTCCTAGAATAATATGCTGAATGTGAAGGCTCTAGCAGCCGTAGCAACGGTAGAAAAAGCCAAGGTTCCACTGCCATTTGTAGTCATAACTTGTCCGTTCACACCGTCTGAAGTAGGAAGAGTTAAAGCGGCCACAAAAGCCTGCAAATTAGCGTCATACGCCAAAACATTTGTTCCTATAACCAAGCCAAGGTTAGTTCGTGCGCCCGACGCATTGCTCGCGCCTGTACCACCGTCCGCAAGGGCAAGGTCCGTGATCCCAGCAATACTACCCCCAGTGATCGACACGTTGTCCATTGCTAAGTTATCTGTAAGGCTCGTTACTGCCGCGGTTGACCCAGCGCCATCACAGTACAAAATGTTTACACCCGCACTGCTTGCAACAGCAGGGATAACAACATTTGCCCCAGAACCCTGAGTTACAGTGACTTGAGCGTTTGTCTGGTTATAGAAGAAATAAATGTGCTCGTTTGTGTTCGGCGCTATTGTAAACGTCACTGCCCCAGATGGAGAACCTGTAAGAACTATGACCTTGTGTTGGCCTTCCGTTAAATTGCCGTTGCCCGTGGTTAGCGTGTAAGAATTAGCACCAGCCAGAGAAATGGACAGAACGCCGTTAGTAAGTCGGTCTATGATATTGAGGTTGTTATTTGTAGTCGTACCCCATGTACCGGATTGCTCACCGTTTCTGATAAGCTCCAACCCCGTATTCGCTGCGTATGTACTAGCCATTTGTTCTTCCTATGCCGCAATCGTGGTCCAAATTTGATCTACACTGGGAACGATGTCGCCCCACAGTATCACATTCCCAACTTCACCACTAGCCTGAACTCCAGTTAATGTCACAAGGGCATCGCCAGTAGCACTTGTGCCGCCGTCTACTATGCCGTTCATGGTCGGAGATGTTACCGCGATATTCGCCGTTGTCCGCTGAATAACAGCTCCAAGAGACATAACTGTCGGGAAGCTAGCCGCTACGACAAGAGAACTACCTGTTACAGTTACCGCGCCGTTAAGCGTTGCGGTGGCCTCGAACCCCGTAATAGTTACCGTGATCCCAGTGCCTTCAACCACGGTCACTGAGCCGAGGCCCGTGGTGCCTACAGAGGCTCCCGCGTTAATAACGGCCCCAGTGCCTACGTTTACCGCTACAACGCCATGCGTACCAGTAGCCTGCACACCCGTTACGGCTAGAGATTGACCCGTGGTTACAGCAACAGATCCTACAGCCGCCGTGCCTACGACACCAGCTACACTTACTCGTGTAGCTGACGCATCGTCAGCTATTGGGACTTGAGCAATGGCTACTGCGCCGAAAAACATGGGTTATCTCCTAGCTAGGCTTGGTCGGCCAGTCGTTATCGCTGACATTAGGCCAATTCTTATGCGCCGTGATGTCACGCAGTGCAGTCCTGTATGCAACCCACAAATCCTTCGCTTCATCAGTCAATGCACGGTCTGGTATCTGCGTCCAGTCTGTTTCGGCTAGTTTTGCGTCACGAGTAGAGCGATTCGCTTCTGCTGCACGATCATCTGCTCCAGCAAGCCAAGCGGCATCTCTTGCGTCTGCCTCTGCTTCTTCTCCGGCTGTGTATGGAATGTTGCCTTCGGATGTTGCTTTGTATCTTGGCATGTTAACCTCCAATACCATAAAGTTTAAAAGAACCAGATGAAAAATTAGCATTTCCACAGTCAAAAAGTATTGCTGTAACGGCTCCAGCAGTATTTTGCGTACCTACCGTGGACGTTCTGTAGGCCGTCCCAGCCGCACTGCCTACATGCGCCACATCAAAAGCTGTTCTGCTAGAAGCATTTGATGGATTATAGATATACATAACGAAGTTATTTGTGGCGGGGCTGTTTTCGGTTATTCTTGCGTTTAATTGGTTTTCAGCCCCCTCACCAAATACTGAGTTTGAACCTGAATACTGCGAAATTCTATTAGTGTAGTAACCCCCTGAAACATATGAACCGCCCTGCTTTAACGTAAAAGTTATACTAGCATCAGATGAAAGCAATACATCGCTTCCTATAATAGCATATGTAACATACGTTGAGTTCATCCCTGTAAGCTCTACCGTACTAGAACTTGATGGAGTTACTTCAGTAACTAAATTCCAAGCCCCACCCGCATTAGCAACAGCCGTAGTATTAGCTGCAATATCAGTTGTGTTAGTAGACAGTAAGTCAGTTAATAAAGCCATTACTCGCCCTCCTCTTCAAGTGTAGCAGGGTCTACCCATTCAGGGTTAGCTGTCCATGTAGTACCATCAAAAGTGTAACGATTACCTGTCCAGTTTTCTGGTGGTGTTACGCTTTCGTGCATCGTGGAGTTGTTGCTATTCAAGTCACCAATAATAAAGTTGGGCGTAAGAATGTTATCACTAGACATTGCTACTTCTGCCGCATCCTCAAAGACATACTTTGATAAGCCTGTTGCCGTTTCTACGATAGTTTTCATTATACCAGACCTCCAAGGTAGGCGTTCATCTCATCACCGCTCATGTTAGAATTAACGAGTAACTTGGTTGCAGAAATAGCCCTGCCAATCTTGCGTCCGTTGTTGGTTGTTTGTAGGCCACCAGTGTTCCCGACAAAGTATGTTGTTCCAATAGTCAGGCTTGATTGAGCTTCGTTAATACCGCCATTGATAGTAATCTTACCTGTAGCTGAGTTGGAGATAGCCCCGTCTGCTACGCCGATGTAGTTACCTGCGTCCGTGGAAGCATAAATAAAGACCCCCGCCGAAGTAGCGTAGTTATTATTTGATGGTGTGTACGCCCAGCCAAGAACAGACTTAGTGGCGTTACTGTCGTACACGGCAAAGGGCCAGTACACTTCATTTGCCTGAACTTCCACAGATGATGAAAACGTAATAGAAGTGCCACTTACAGTTCCAACAGAGGCTCTACCTTTTTTAGGTGATGCTCTATCGCTATAAATTACTAACACTTTTTGTTGACTAGCGTCATAGGTAAGGGCGTTACCCCATATACCAATAGCTGTACTGTGGAAAGTTGCAGTGGCCCCCCAGCTTACAGTAGTCCCGCTAACAGTTCCTACTCTTGCTCTACCGGGGCCACCCGCATCTCCTGTTCCAGCTTTATATGCAACTACTACTTTATTGTTATTGCTATCAAAGCAAAGAGACATACCATCTGACTGAGTTGAATCAACCTCAACAGCCCCTCCAAAACTTATAGACGTACCCGACACAGTACCAACAATGGATGCAGTTCGTGTATTAGTATTGTCATTGTAAACAATTACAATTTTATTAGTGTTACTATCAAAAGTAATAGAGTTAGTGCTATACGTTTCGCCTGAATGGAAAGTTACAGGAGTACCGAAACTTATAGAGTTAAAAGTACCATTAATAGTTCCTATTGCAACTTTACCCTTATTAGAGTCACCACTGTCTGAATAAGCAAGTACAAGTTTATTGGAGTTGCTATCAAAAGTACCTACAATGTGGTTTGTGTTAGATGTTTCAAAACCTGTGAGGCTACCAAAGGTAATGGATGTACCGCTAACTTGACCTACAGTAGACCTTCCATAATTAGAAGTGCTTACATCCCTGAGAGATACAACAATTTTATTGTGAGAACCACCTACAAAAACTACTGATACATAGTAACTATTTCCAGAGTTTGCAACTACAGGAGTTCCAAAGCTAATACTCGAACCTGACACAGTACCAACAACCGCTGTTGCATATCCGCTATTAAGTTGATCTCTGTAAGCAACTATTACTTTATTATTGGCGCTGTCAAATGTTGCGGATATATGCTCCATGTAGCTTGACCCTGAAGGCCCCCAAGCCGAAGTCGTCCCTACACCATCATTAACTCCTGTAACTACACTAACAGTACCATCACTATTCAGTACAACAACATCACCATTACTAATAGCACCACTGGCTATAAAGTCTGCACTACCACCACTAGGGGCAGCAAAACTTAAAACTCCAGAACCGTTGGTCGAAAGAAATTCTCCCGCGTTACCCGTGTTCGGGGGCATAGTCATAATATAGCTTGCAGTAAGCGTGGTCGGCGCTTGGAACGCTGCGTACTCTCCGCCAGCCGCGTCTTCCATACGCACAGAACCTTGAGCGGCTATGTTAATCGTGCCAGTAAACGTAGGGTTAGCAATAGGGGCTAAGTTGGGAACAGTAGCCAATTGCGTACTCGTTACCGTGCTTACAGCAAGCGCACCACTACCATTGGAAATCAAAGCACGGTCAGCCGTAACGCTAATTGTCCCCTGCTTTGCGTCTAGCTGCGTCTGTATGTTCGAGGACACACCATCAACAAACGGGGCTACATCGCCTAAGTCTCTGTTCCTAGTCATTGGTCATCCTCAAGGTTTGTCATCTTCAGTATTAGGTCAGTCTCCGAGTTCTGTAAAGTCTTACCCTATGTCTTCACTATGAGCTTTGTAGCAGATATTGCCGTTCCCGCCAAGACGCTTGGACTAGCCGCCGTTAAGCCTAACGTGCCATCTGTCTGAACGAAGTATTGCTGACCAGCGGTTAAGCCAGATTGGTTTGTGGATACAGTGCCTACGATGTCAACGGTTGCAGCGCCACCGCTTGCGACTTGGCCTCTGGTGGTTGATGAAGTCTGCACAACAATACCTGTTCCATAATCTGAATTACCTCTGTCTCGGTAAGCTATAACTACTTTGTTACTATCATTATCAAAGGTAGTTCCAAACGCATCTGAGTTTGCTGACTCAAAAACAGTAGCATCCCCAAAGCTAATTGAATCTCCAGACACGGTTCCAGAAATAAAAGTTCCGTAGTTGGAGTTCCCTGCATCTTGATAAGCTATAACTACTTTGTTCGAACTTGTATCAAATGTGACGGAAGAATTATTTGAACGTGCGGCTTCAAAAATGACTGGCGCGCCAAAACTTATTCCTGTTCCACTTACAGTTCCGACTACAGAAGTGCCATAGCCTGAGTTGCCGTTGTCCTGATATGCTACAACTACTTTATTATTGGAACTATCGAAGGTAGAGCCTATTTGTTGAGCTTCCGCAGATTCAAATACTGTTTCTGCACCAAAAGAAATAGACGTACCGCTAACCGTACCGACAACGGCAGTCCCGTAGTTAGAATTTCCTCCATCAGAATAAGAAATAACTACTTTGTTATTAGAGCTATCAAAACTTGTAGAAGAAAAAGTTGTCGACCCACTGTTAAATGCAGTTGCGGAGCCAAAACTTATGCTAGTTCCACTGACCGTACCTACAAGAGCATACCCACCATTTCCACTACCATCTCCATAAGCAATAACAACTTTGTTATTACTACTG